GCACAGCTTGCAGCAGAGAAGGCTGGTCGTGCAGCAGATAAGGTTGCAGCAGACAAGGCTCTTGCAGATGCAAAGGCAGCTTCAGACTCAGCAACAGTTACTGCAAAGGCAGCATCAGACCTTGCTATTGCAACAGCAGCAGCAAAGTACAAGGCGGAGTACAACGCTCTTGCAACTAAGTGGAATAAGGCTAATCCAAAAGCTAAGGTTGCACTTAAGAAGTAATTAACTTCAATTAAAGGGGCAGGGCTTAGGCCTTGCCCCTTTAATATTTAAATGATAGAATAGGTATATGGAATCAAATAAGAGAAGTGCGTATAAGTCTATTACATGGCCTATAGTACATATAAGCTTTGTTGGAACATTAGTTTATTTTTTTGAAAAAGCAATTACTGGCGAGGCCCATTGGGAATACGCTGGTGGGTTTGCATTAATTTATACAACATGCGAAATGGTTGGATTCTTTTTGCATGAAAGAGCATGGGCAAAGTTTGGATCAAAACTTAAATGAAGATAAAAATTATTGCATTTGTTTGCAAGGTACTTGGATACGAATTGGGCCTAAATAATCTAAATCTTCCAGTATGGACTATAAAAGAAAAGAGTAAGCGTGGGAAAGCATAACGATAAAATTAAAAAGGCTTTAGAGCAAAGAATTGCTGCAACTCCAAATGGCGCTGGTTATAAAAAGCCTGGATCAATGAATAAGAAGAAGACTGGCTACAGAGGCCAGGTTGCAAAGGGCCCAAAGTAATTAATGCTAACAGACAGATGTGAAGTAAAAGATTGCAATAAACCAGCCAAACACATTGGATCTTTACCAGAAACTGGAATAATAGATATGTGCGCTGATTGTTATAATAGATTGTATAAATCATGAGCGAAGATATATTTAAATTAGCTAAACAGCTTAGCGACGAATATAACGCTGAGCTAAAAGAGAATAACCCTCAAGCTGGTCCATGGAAACACGCTATGTTTGTTTGCCCAGACTGTGCCACTCAGATTGTCATAAGAACTAATTTAGAGTTTATCCATCCATTTAGGATAGCCTGCCCTTGCAAGTATTCTGCCATGCATAGAGGCTCTATATGGCAAACTGAAGGCTACGGCCAGTAACCTGAGTCTTGATCAACTAAATGCTATAATAGATGCATAGATGGCATTCTAGACCCATCTAAATAACAAACCTATAGGAGAAATAAAATGACAGATGGTATCAACTTAGACGGTTTCACAGCAAATCGTCGTGAAGCAGGAACTAACTCAATTAATGAAACAGGAACATGGTCTCCTGCAACAGGATCATTCCCAGCAGCTGCAGACAAGTCATCACAAGATGGCTCAGGACTAGGCGCAAACGGTAAGTAATATGTGCTTAATGTGTGGATGCGGTGGACAGGACTTCATGGGAGTCCCACTACCTAACCAAAATGTTTATGATGTAGGAGCAACAGGACTTGTATCACAGCCAGATATGTTTGGAACAGATTCAATGAACATGCTAGGATCAGAAACAGAAGAAGGAATGATGCATGAAAATGCAGAGCCGAAAGGCCCAATGGGAGAGGACATAGATTAATGTCAATGGATGGAACAGGCATGACGCCACCACCAAACTCGGAACCATCAGGTGCGGTAAATTCAAATAGTGCAACAAGAAAGAAGCCAACTCAAAGTACATTTAGATCTGGTGTAAGACCACCAACTAAGATCGATACAAACAAGCATGGCATTCGAAGAGAAACAACTCTGGGCCAGAAAAAAACTAGGCCAAAAAAGGTATAACATAGATATGGCCTCATTAAATTGGGGCCATATTTATTTAATAATATGTGTAAAATTTGCGGGGATTGTTCAAAAGAACATAACTCTAATATAGATGATAATATGGATGCAGTATTAGATAATCCTATTCTTTAATTGACTATATTAAAATTAAATTGTATAATGGTATAAATGAGAAAATTAATTGATGGTAGCGAAGTACCAGAGTATGAGTCTGCAACAGACTTGACTATACATACTAAAGCTCCACACAAATGGCTTCTAATTGATTTAGAGACTGGCCAAGAGTATCGTGGTTCAAATGAGCCTAACGAATATGGTAAATGGATCAGGACTAAGGATGGAACAAAGTAAACCTAATTGGTTTAATGTAATTAAGTGTAAGTTTAAAGGGCATGTTTTAACTCATGCTGGCTCCTGCCCATTCACGGGCATGAGATACGATTATTGTGAACAATGTGGCGCAATGATACCTATTGATTGGATAGATTAATGATTAAGCCTTTAGGAAATATGGTTTTGATTGAAAAGATTGAAAAGACAGACAGAACAACTTCAACTGGATTAGTTATATCTGCAAACTTTAGTGATTACGGTCCAAACCAAGGAACTATCGTTGCTATTGGTGGTGGAGAACAAAACTACAAGGGCGACATTATTCCCGTACCTGAGATCAAAGTTGGGGATGTTGTTTACTTCCCAGAACACGGCGGGATCGAGATAGAGGATGACAATAGCAAGAAGTATATTCTTATCACAAGTAAGAATGTATTGGCTATCAAGGGGTAATAATGTCTGAATTTCTCCTATTTATTTCTTTTATATGCATATGGGTTGGAATATTTACGGTTGTTGACCGTGCTAAAAAGGTGTGGCATGATGGCATGTTCACGCTGAAGGAGGATATAGATGATGATAGAGAAGACTAAGTGTCAATATTGTGATGCTAAAGCTTTGTATAATCAGCCAGATAAAGATACTGGGAACATCATAAGCGTCTGTCAAAAACATTTTACTCTGAATGCAGCCAGCTGATGTGGTCTTGGGTATTAGCTGTAATAGGTGTAACTGGTATATTCCTGGTCGGTAGAAAGACTATCTGGGGTTGGCTGATACTATGTGTCAACGAGTGCCTCTGGATCGCCTACGCCCTTGCTACGGGGCAATACGGCTTTATAGCTATGGCTTTAGCATATGCTGCAGTATATATTAAGTCCTTTATTCATTGGCGAAAAGATGATAAAATAGACTATGACTCATACAGTCCAATAAATACACATGGTGATATAGACCATAGATTTATTAAAGTAAGTTAAAACAAGGAGATAAAGTGCAACCTACGGCAATTAATGAATTTATTTCAAAAGAATTGGCTAAAGATCTTCATTCATTTTTAAGATCAAAGGTTGAGGTTAATCCTATGGGAGTGCTTAGCAAAATGCTATATCCCTTTAATCAATTTATATATGAGCCAGAACAAGAAGTTTATAGTAGCATTGAGTCGATAGTTTATTCCATTCAAGAACAGTTTGGCTTTCCTAAAGAACAGATATCTATCAATAGAGTGCTGTATCAGGTGTTGCGTGAGGGTGAAGAGCTTGGATACCATACAGATGCCTACGGCGGGGTAGATGGTTATGGTGTTATAGGCTACTCAGCCTTGCTATATTTAACAGATGATTATGAGGGCGGAGAAATATTATTCTATGATGACAATACCCCAACCTCGTATAAACCAGAATTAGGTACGTTAATCTATTTTAAGGGTGATGAAAATTATCCACACTCAGTCAACAAAGTAATATCTGGCGAAAGAGCCAACATCATTCTATTTTTTGATGTAAAAGGAGATATAAATGAAACCACAAATAATTGAAAATTTTATTAGCAAGGAAACTTGTGAATATATAAATACTTATATGAAAGAATCTAATTTACTAGATCCAGATGGTAAATGTATAATTCATGTAAACGAAGATAGCGGATCCAATGCTGTTTGTATGGGCTGGACCCCAGAAATTTTTTCCCTATTAAACTATTTTAAGAATGAAGGAACGCAAGACTCTTTAATATATGATTTATTTAATTTAATTGGTAAGAGCATGTGTAATGTATTTGGCTTTAGAGATTCAGAAATAATATATGAGACCTCACATTATAAATGCTTTGGAGTAGAAAAAATTGGCACAGGCTTTGGCTCTGATAAAGTTGGAGAAAATGGGCAAAATCCACATTGTGACCATTGGGGCGAGGGTGGCAAAATCTATACAGCAGTTTTATATTTAAACGATCAGTATGAAGGTGGAAAGGTCACCTTTTATGAGAATCTAGAATTAGACAATCCAATATCGTACAGTCCAAAAACTGGATCTTTAATATTTTTTGATGGATATACTTCACACTCAGTTGAAAATGTTGTTTCTGGAGAAAGAGCCAGCATTGTTTTACATATTCGTCATAAAGAAATGAAACGAATAGCATAAATACCTATTGACACAATTCCTCGCATATAGTATATTTACTATATGAATGAAGCTGAGTTTGATAAAGAGTTTGATCTAGAGTCATATTATTCGGTGGCGGATAATGAAAGAGCCTAAGATTATGAAGATGGACTGGCGTTCATTAGGCTATTGGCCAGTATATAAAGATGGAAAGTTGACATGGGAAAAGGATCCTGATGAAAGCTGATACAACTTTAAAAGACAATATTTTAAAGCTATATGGAGAAGGTAAGTCATATAAGCAAATCGTAGAGATACTAGGATGCTCTAAATCCAATGTATCTTACCATTGCGGTAAAGGCCAAAAAGAAAAGACTAAGAACAGGCAAAAGCAGTCTAGGCATCGCAATATTGCATTTATACGTGAACAGAAGCAGGGTAAGCGTTGCGCCGATTGCAGAGAAGACTATCCATATTGGATGCTAGAGTTTGATCATTTGCCTGAGTATGAAAAGCTATTTACAATTGGCGGAAGACGGGCAAGAGACTTCACGATTCAACAGCTTATTGATGAGATAGCTAAATGTGATATTGTATGCTCTAATTGCCATAAGAATCGTACCTATTGGAGACAGAACAAGAACGGCGAATACACTGACACAGAGGATTACTATAATGATTAATTGGTTAGTTAATAGAATATTTAGGTGGGACTCATTAAGGCATGCTATCTTTGATGAAGTAAGATTATATCAATCTATAGATAAGGCTATGTGGCAATCAGAAAATGAGAGCCCAACTAATCTGACATGGTCTGAAGGCGACAGATGGTATGGCTGGACATATAATACTACCAATAAACGCTATTATTTTGATGATATTGGAAATGAATCCCTCATGGGTTTGTGGGAAGATCAATGGGCTAGAGAGGCTGAAGTAAATGGCAGTATGTAAGTGTGGTTTATCTAATAACTATCCAGAGTGTGACGGCATGCACAGCGCTTTGAAGCATGAAAAGCTAAGAGAAGCAATGCTAAAGGCATTTGAAGAGAATAAGCACCTGCTAGAAGAATAAACATTTTGGGTTCGTATAATGGTAGTACACCAGGTTCCGAACCTGTAAACGATGGTTCGATACCATCACCCAAAGCATAGAGGCGGAAATGAATAAAAAAATGAAGATGCTGGAACTTGGCTCAGGCACCTGGCTTAGGCCAGGACTTGAAGAATGCACCCATCATGGATTCTGGAAGCATTCAGATCACATAGATGTTACTCATGATTTAAACACGATACCTTGGCCATGGGAAGATAACTCATGGGATAGAGTATATTCAATTGATGTGATGCAGATGCTAAATATACCAATTATTGACTGGATCAGAGAGATTCATAGAATCCTTAAACCAGGAGGCATTTTGATATTGAGACTACCAGCATATGATAATCCAGAACTTTGGCGGGATCCAGTAGATAAAAGAGGTTATCACGAAGATAGCATGTATTACTTTGACCATACCCATGAGCTATATGAGAAGTATTCTAGAGGATATTGGGAGCATATACCCAACTTCAAGGTTACATTCTTAGATAGACGCATAGGCAATTTTGTATATGAAATGATTAAAGTGTGAGCAATAGATGGGAATATAGCCTAACGGCTGAAGAAGAAGGCATTTGCGTAGAGGTAGGATATCAACGCCAGAAGCCGTACTTTGGTGATCCTAGCCGAAATATCAACTATGCTGAAGGCGATCTCTGGGAGATGTGGCAGCATGTCGTATGTGCAGGGTCAGAGCTGGCATTTGCGAGGATGCTTGGACAATCAGAGTTTGTGCCACACTTTAACAAATGGAAGACAGAGCTGGATGTGCCAGGTGTAGGTGAGATTAGATATTCATTTAATCCACAGGGCGGACTTAGATTTACAACCAGAGATAACCCAGAACTAAGATATGTCTTGATGATCGATGGTATGGCAATCAAGAATAGAACTGGGCGGGATGAGAAGAGAAGAAGTACTCCCTATAAAGCTATAGGATGGATGTACGGACATGAATGTATGAAAGATGAATATCTATCTAAATATAATAATAAGACATGGGTTGTCCCATATGATAAGCTAAAGCCTATGCCTAACTAATCTAGTCAACTAGAATAATATAGACTATATTGATCGCAATTAGTGAAAATCGGCGGCGGTAGAGACCATCCAGTCACTACGTGACAACAAATGATATAATAGGATTATGGACAATACAATGGATTACTTATCAGATGATGAAGAACTAGACAAATGGGACAATATTCAGAAAGCATGCTGGTCTGGCTATAAGCAGGAAGGCATGAAGGAGAAAGATGGACGAATGGTGCCTAATTGCGTACCTATCAAGAAGTCTATGTTTGGCACAGAAGGTCCACAGACCCTTATCCCTAGAAATAAATAGGGCGGGACCAAAATGATAACTATACTACTAATAGCCATTACATGGTATGCAACTAAACTATATTACACAAGAGATCCTTTGATCCATTTACCAGAGCTTGAGGATCATGGTCTAATGACTGCAAAATGTGCCAAGTGCTCTCAATTCATTGTAATTGGACAAGAGCATATGAGAAATCCTTTCTACTGCTTGGCTTGCAAATAAGCCATGAAAAAGGTAATGATTGCTGATTTAATTAAACAAGCCACTAAAGATACTATTGAGGGTTTATTGTTTATGGTAGAGTCAGGTGAAATCAGCCTTGATGCAGCGCAAGAGCAGGCATGGGCAATTTATGGATATTCAGAAGGTGGTCTTAAATCTGGACCTAAATCATCCAGACATGCCTCAACTACATGGGGTGAATTATTTGGCGGAAATACAACAGGCAGAATAGAAGTAGAGTACGAACCTATATTTGAATCACTAGGAGACACACTAGATGATGATCCAATGTGGTTAATAACAAGAGTAACTGTAACTGATGACAGCAAGTATCCACATATATACAATGCTACAAGACCAGAAGAACATTCTAAAGAATCTATCGATATGCTAGAAGATGGATCTATGATGGATTGGTTTAATAGAGATACTGGCTATTGGCATGGAATTAAGTTCCAAGACCAAAGATAAAGCTCTATAAATTAGAGCAATATGGTCTCTAACTCCTATATCCCCCTCCCATTTATCTCCCTTGATATAGCCCTTAGAAGGCTTCTAAAAGGGAGTATTGTGGAGTAAAGTGGAGAATAAATACTATTAATTAGCTACCAATTACTATCTATATATATGTATTTAGATATATGTGTAATGGGACAAACCTTATACATATCCCCTCGTAATGTCTAAATGGCATATTCTCCCCATATTGTCAATAGAACATATTTCAGGGATTTTGTCAATGCCTTCGTAAATGGACAATTTGGCCCACATTGACCAATTTTGATCTAAATATGTCTATTTAAACTATTAGAAATATTAGACATTTTGATCTATTTTGTCTATATATTGACAGATTCTGGAAGATTTGCTACACATTTCCCCAGATTTCAGCGAATTTTTTAGATGCGTCGTAAAGCGCAAATTTGGCCCATAATGATCACACAAAAAATCCACAGGCTGTGGATAAACCTGTGGATAATTTGGGCTATATGAGTAATACTTAGATAATTATATCTGTTCGGTCTTATAGCTTTTATATTTAATTAACTTGGTATTGGTTCAAATGCTTCGACCATATCATTTAGTCTAGCACTCATCATTAGACCTTCTGATGTCCGCCCCAATTCCCATTCGTTATTATAACGGTGAGATTGCTGTTTAATTATTTCTACAATGAGGTCAGATAGTTTGTCTTGGGTATAAATTGGATTGTTTGATACTAGACCATGTGCTACAAGTGTTGGATTAAACCAATGATTATCTAATGCCTCCAACAAGACATTGATTACTTTGTTCTCGATAGTTTCTTTAGCCATTTGTTCCTCCGCCTTTTAAGTTGTAACCCTAGATTGTATCAAAATATGTGGGGAAGGTCAACACCCCTGGTACTGACCCTCCCCAACCCTATTACTTAGCCTTCTTGACAGGCTGTGGATCGGTGAAGGTAACTCCCTTTGAGATAGCTTCCTGAATGGCTACCTTGGCTGCTCCTGAGAAGCGACCACGTACACCAACTGTAATGCCCTGCTGCTTTAGATATTCACGCTTTGTTGTCATTTGATAATCCCCTTTCAAGAGATATTAGTTTTCTATATTGATTATATCAACTATTGCCGATTTGGTCAATAGTTTCCAGGCTATATTTAATTGTGTTCGTAAGCCATTTTTTAGGCCCACGAAATATTAGTCCTCTACCACTCGATCTTTAATTAATCTAGCAATGATGTTATGGGCTTCGATGTTTTCAGTTTCGGACCCACCCCATAAAAGCTTTTGAGCTTTATTTAATTGATCATTGATGTACTCATCACTCATCTCCATAGTCCCCATACCCTTCATTCAACCCATTCTCAATACAAGGTGGGTAAGTGCACTTAGGATGTGCTTTCTTGCCTTCTTCGCAGATACATTCTCCACTACTCATCTTCTTCCTCCTCCTCTAGTATTTCTTTTATAATAGATTCATCGATCATCCAGTCCCGTACGGCTTCATATAGGTCCTCTGTGCCGTACTCCAGTGTGAAGCCATTCTTGTCGGCCTGTGTGTAGAACAGTGCCCACATTTCTTCTTCATCCATTGTTACATTGTAATCAGGGTCTCCGCCCTCACGAATGTCTTTTAGAATAGTTGCTGCTACATCCCAGGTCCACACCCAAACCAGGGGAGGGAAGACCTGTAGTTCGCCAATCTTATCTACAATTAGATTAATATCCTTATAGATATCCTGCATACGTGTCTTGTCTTGTAGGTCCATATCAGCCATTGATGTGCTCCTTCATATCTTTAATTACTTTATCATTCTTAGCAAATGCTATGTCATATGTAAGTTGATATAACTCGCCATATGTATCAAGGACACCTTCCCAGTACTTCCGTTCCATAGAATCCATTGCTTCGCCTGAATCCTCTTCGGCTTGCTGGGCATACTCTAATTGCTGTTCTGCTTCAAGCATGAGGACCTTTAGTTCCCCGTGCATGATGTCTGCCCCGTCAACACCAAGGTTTACCTGGCGGAGGAGGTGGGGCTCTAGATTGACTTTGCTCATTATTCATACCTTTCGTTAGAGTTGTTCATTATATCAGTAGCCACTGACAAAAGGTGGCGGGTAGCGATAAGTTCTCCAGTATTATGATAGTCAGCAATCTCTAATTCAGTATATTCATCTGAATCGTAGTTATATTCATAATTACTCATAAGGTCTTGAAGCTTTTCAGCATCTTGTAATAGACTAATTTCATGTAGTTTCATATACTCCATGAATGCAGATGATCGAGTCATTACTCCCCCCAATACTTTACAATTAAATCCATTGCCATATGGAGATTGCAATCGCAATCCCCACCATTCATGTTATCCATGAAATCAAAATGAGAAAAGTTGTCCTCATAGATTGCTGTAACTAATTCATCTATTGTATATGGCTTGTAGTCTGTTTCCATTATGCATCCGCCTTTTCTTTAGATTCTAATAATACCATGTGGGTCTGACATTCTTTCATAGCCTCTTCATCTTGCCAAGAGCCTTGGTTACATTCAGAGCAAAATTCACCGCAGTCATCTTCACAATACTCTAATGTATTTAAAGATTGGCAAGCATAGCAGCGATTTTCATATTCCATGATTTCTTTTACATCACCACGGACAATCTCATACTCCCCACCCCAACCTGTTTCCTCCTCATACTCTAATGTGAGCAGGGAGTTAGGAACAAGATTACTTAGTTTAGTTAAAATAGTAATCGCAGGTGACCAAGCAGTCTCATACTTATATACAACCCAATTGTCATCACCGTCTGATTTATATTCAATTAGTTCTGTGTTTGGATATTTGTCATCATCAGATACGGCTACATCCCATTTAGTTCCCCAATTAGAATTGTTCCATGAATACCAGTCTTTTTGAGTTTTGGCGTATTCGACAGATTTAGCAAACCAATCAGGAGACTTCATGTCGATATCGCCATGATTTGGCTGGCAGGCATATTCCTCATCAGTAATGCCGTCATCCTTATATGAATGGATATTATGGAAAGCAAAAACGGGGTTAGAATAAGTAACCTCTTTAATCTTCATAGGAAAACCATTGGCACTAATATCACCCATACCAAAGTTCTCTACAGATATAGTAAATGGCTTACCTAATCTATCTTTAATCATATCTATTTCAGACTTTGGACCTTGGATAGTCAAGGTGTTATATACCCAATTTGGCATTTTATATCCTTTCGTTGTTTGAAGTAATTGTAGCAGGCACCACTGACAAATCCATTAAGTAATCATCAGTTAAACATTCAGAACATTCCATAATGACAATCTCATCATAGATATTCATACACATATTGCATCTTGTTTTCATGTGATAATTATATATCAGACCACTGACATTTGGAATAGAAAATCCCTGTGATCCCGCCCACATTGTGGCAAAGCTCACAAATTTTCAGGACTTTTTATATTGACTCCGTAAAAGAGATTTGATACCCTCAATCTTTTGGGGGCATATTGATCATTTTGTCAAGCTTTACACAGGCTGCTATCGGTAACCAACGAAAGTAAAATCCGATGCTTTATTTAACCCCTGGCCTGCGAAGACTATAGGGGCACCTTTGTTTAACTATTTAAACTCGAACCAACGAATCCGAGTATTTTTCGCAGAACGTTGATAGGTCCTGTGTGAAGATAGCATCATTGCTCATCCCTCGAACCTTACAAGATGCATCTGCATATGGAGCCTCGTCATGAAGACTGAATGTCTGTTGAGCAAAATCGATAACAGGAATCTTATGTTCGTTATCTTGAATTTGGTCTACACTTAATCCCCAGCCTGTCTCCATTGCCCAGCCTTCACCAATCATATTGCTAATGGTGATACGTGTTGCATATGAAGGGTCCGACCAGCGCCCCTGTGCTTTAATTGCGGCCTCTGCTAGATTTGCTAGCATGTTATATCCAGCCCAATGACCGTAGAGCACAATTGAATGCCCGTTAGGTTGTACGAATACGAAGTTTGCTCTGTCTCCCATTTTATTCCGCCATTTCTGTTAGTTGAGGTACATCTTCTGTCTTGTTCAATTCTATCACTTCATAGGCCACTTTGTCTAGGCCCTCTTTATATTTATTATAATGGTGACCGCAAAAAGAAAGCTCGCCGTCTACTAATTTAATTAAATATAAAGCTTGAACTGCATGGCCACACTTATCACAGCTGATCCATTCGCTCACAGTGCCCCGCCTTCAATCATCTCAGAAAGACGGTCAAGAATCCATGAGTCAATATCAGCGATGTCAATCTCTGAAAGCTTTTCCATAATTTCTTCACGAGCAAATTTATACCCGTCATCAAAACCATCTTTATAATCTGACATTATATTCTCCTAGTAACCTGTTGATTCGTATTCTGAAACGTATGACTCTGTTAGATTATACTTATCTCGCAGCCGTGATACTTTCTCAATACTACCAGTTCCAATGTTGAAAGTCAACGCATTAATACGTGCTGGGTCTAATCCCAACATCTCAGCTTCCCAGGTAGCCCTCGCAAAGGCTACCTGAGATGGAGCGGTGAGTTCAAAGTACATTAGTATGCACCTTCCTCTACTCGGTCAATGTCAAAGTTATTAACTGACATCAATGAATCATATGAATCAACAGTTAAATTCTGTGAAATGAAATCTTCAACTGCCTCAAGGTCTCCGCCAAGTTCAACCTCGACAGTCATATCAACACGAACCCATGCAGTATATTCAATCTCTCTAGTTAAAGGAATATCAAACATCTCTGCAATGGCAGACAATGATTCTTGGTCATCTGAATTCTCAAAGTTATCATGGATGAATGTGCGAAGTTCTGATTCCTTCTTGAACCATTCGTTCTGCTTATTAGTTAAATTCTTATTAACCCAAACCATCTGACGAATATCTGATTCAGTATATGTCTTGTTGGTAACGACATCGTTCTCGACCCAATCAAGTGTCATAACCTGTGGTGTATTTGTTTCCATGTTTTCCTCTTTCGTTGTTGTTGAGAGTATTGTAGCATCTGCCACTGACAATAAGATGCAACTTGCACCGCATCGACATGTGAGGTTCATCTCACCTGCTGGCCATCCGTATCCATCTTTAAATGTGTATTCAATTAATGCATCACAATCTGATGGGCAAATCCATGTGTACTTCTGGTAGTTGGTCATGCGAGTATTGTACACTAGCCCACTGACATTTCCTAGGATTTCCAGGAACTATTTTTACGTGTCCGTATGACGTTAATCACACCCTTAACATTGGGCGCATCGATCAGCAGCTGTCAAGTCGACACGCCGAAGCGTAAGCAGTTTTAAATCATGCTCAGGATTTTATTATTAAAAGGCAGAAATTAACTTTTTGATTTTGTTTTTTTCTGCGGTTAGAACTGGGTCAAACCCTGATGCGCCAGCCATAAGAGATTCACCATTGCCACGACCTGAACGATAGTAATCGAGGCGCTCAGTAAGTGCATTGAAGGCACCCCACTTTGTGCCCTTGATTGTAGCATTGGTTGGTGAGTTATGATACAACTCATCAAGGAGAACAACTTTGTTTTCCCACTTCTTGAGAGCACCCTTTTTGTCTGCTTCAGGCTTTGGGTAGATTGTCTGAATCAACTTTGAAAATTCAGCATCAGTAATTGACTGGTTAAACATTGCTTGTGCTTCTTTTTCGAATTCGTCAAAGTAGCCAAGCGCAAGTCCAAGAGTCTCACGTGCAACTTGAATGCGACCTTCAACAGATTGTGTATGGCGAATTTTGAAAGATTGCTTTGCATTACGCATTGCAAGATTCAAAGTGTTTTGGCATACAACACGAACAGGAGTAACAGCAGCCTGAACAGCAACTGAGCCATCGTGTGAAGTCCAAACGATCAAATACAATTTTGTTTCATCGTTTGCACCTTGAGGGTCAAGCACCATTGTGCGAGGAATGTCAACAGTACCAAACACAACTTTACCGCTACGAAGAGAACCAGCAGATTCCCAACGGCAAGCAGGGTCTGCATCATGAATTGCATCAGCAAATGCAAACAATTCTTCATTCTGTACAGGCTTGTAACGCTTTCCAACAGTTGCAAGAACATCAGTTCCACCATTGAAAGGATTATCACGCAATACGAGTGATGCAGTTGAAACGTCATTCCAAGTATCTGGAATGTGCTCAGCGATTGGAGAAAGACGAACATTCCAATTTGCCAACTTTGCCTCTTCAAGCATTGTTGCAGTTGTAACTTCTTCATCCTGTGTAAAGATGCGATTTGCAAGGTTGTGCCAAGCAGGAGCGCCACGCAAAGCGAATGCAACTTCGCCGTTTTCGATTTCGAGATTATGAGCCATTATTTTTTACCTTTCGTTTGATTAGTTGCAAGTATAACAGGAGCCACTGACATTTACAAGGTTAGATAGTCATTTGTCCTAATTGTCGGCGTGATCAATCTCACAAATTTTCAGGAGCTGTGGATAACATGCCGTAAGCCTGTGGATAACCCCTCAATATTGGGGCCCCATTTACGCTGGAAGAGGGGCGGGAGACCAAGGATCCCGCCCCAAGACTTTATACCAGCAAACTAGTAAGCTGAGCTCTCTTATTATTAATCTTGCTTACAGTTTCATAAGGAAGAACTAGAGCAGTTACTTTCTTTTTCTTTACATTGTCATATACAAAAGCTTTTACGTTGCCAGAAAACTTATTTAAGTTAGAGAATACTAATTCAGTTAAATATTCTTTATCAACGAGTGTTGGTGATTCAATTGTCAAATCATTTGATTTGATGTCGTCGTAGATTTCTACACGATAACGCATTTTATTTCCTTTGATAGTAGGGATAGAAATTATAACATTGGGGGCTGGAGTTTGTCCAGCCCCCTGTTATTTAATTAAAGATAACGAGCAATTTGCTTCATTGTAGAAGCATTTACTGTTTCCTCATCTGTCATCTTTAGAATTGTGAGAGCATTTGTGATGTCCTCAACAATTTCATTGTATGTGTGTTGGTGCATTGTTGTAAAGTCACGCTGTGGCTCTTTTGGCAAATCCTTTTCGGATACTGTCAAATCAAAGTCAATGTTAAGTTGGTTATTCCAAGAACGATAGTTTGTACGAAGGTTCTCAGCCTTTTTAATGTTGGCAACAGCGTAGTCTTGGATTTCTTTCTGCCAAGCCTTACGAGCCTTTTCGTACTTTGCTTCGTTTGCTTCTTGTGAAGCGTATTCCTTCTTGATAGTTTCCAACTTTGTTTCCAAAGCCTTGATTACCTTTGGTGTTGCCACCTTAACTGTGATTGCTCTTGACATTTTATAGCCTTTCGTTGGTTGGTTTCGGTTAGTATAACATAGGGGTCTGACAAGTCCCCGTAGGGAGAGAGTTCTTACTTACGACATTGGACGAGAACACTCTCTTAAACTGTCCCTGTTTCGATTATTTAATTAAATAGCAGGTGCTGAAGTCCAGCGTTCCTTACCATTTACATCAAGTAGAATACGATTGACACCTGAAGGGTGGTTATCAACCGCAACTACTGTTCCTGTTACACCGCTATTAGAAGTGGTGTATGTCTGACCGATTTCGATTGTGTTCATTTGTTTCCTTTCGTTTGGTTATGAGAGTATTGTAGCATTGGGTACTGACATTTCCCCCCATTTCTGGGGGGAGTGTCGTGTGATTTACCTCACAAGTATTCTGTTAGGTCGCCGTCCATTATTTCATTTAGCTCTAAGCCTTCTGAGTCTGCGATAGCTTCCCATAGATCCATTTCGTTGAAGTCTCCTTCTGGGTGCCTTTCCGATAAGATAGAATAAAGATTATTCATCATAGTCCTCCTGTGGTAGCCATGCGTCCAAGTGGTGCGCTTCTACAATTGCCGATGCTGGGCATGAAGTGTTGCCACGCCATGAGATACCTTCAGGTAAATTAATCTCACGGGAGTAATCTTCTTCATAGTATGCATCAATAGCATCTATGCAAGGTTGCACCATTGAGACGGGTACGGGTGGGTAATGATTACCCTGCAAGTGATAAGCAAGTCCTGCCTCTAGTGATAAATCTTCTTCAAGTGCTAATGCTGTTGTGTATCCCATTATTAGTTACCTGCCAATTCTAGAAACATTTGTGTTCCGCCTGCGTTAATAAACTCAAGTCGCTTATTAAGTTCATCAAGGTTAAGTGATACTAGGTCGGGCATAATTTCATCAATTGCAGCGATATTCATATCGATAAACGCTTGACCCATAGACATAATTTGTGGAAGGAAACGGGAGTCCTGAGAAATACGGGATACGAAATTAACTCCCTGATAAGTAAACGGAAATAAAGAGAATTGAAGTGTGTCTGACATTTTTTACCTTTCGTTGTTGGAATAAGAGTATTGTACCGTAGGCTACTGACATTTCATAATCGAGCCTCGGCGTGTCGCATTTATTTTCATGTGATTAATCTCACAAAATTCCAGGACTTATACACAGGCATCCTTAAAGCTGTGGATAACCCCCTAATAATGGGGGCATCCCCTTGATCTTGTCAAGAGGACACGCCGATTATTTAATAATCTTCATCCATGCCATGTCCAGCAGATGCAAGAGCATCTGAATCAGCCCAACCAGTAATTTCGAAGAAAGTCATTTCTTCATCAGCATAGCATTCAGCGCATACATAATCATCGCCATAGATTTCATATTCTTCAACAGAATCAAAAGTTTCTTCTGCTCCACAAATTTCGTAGTTGAGGCAAGCGACTGTAAAAAGTGACATGTGAGACCTTTCGTTTGATTTAAGAGAAATATACCACAGCAGTCTGACATTTCCAAATCGACACGCAAATTTTCAGGGTGATTTACATCACATCCTTAAGGACACGCCCGACCCCGCAATATAGCGGGGCATTTGTTAAAATTTCAACTACATTTTATTCCACATGTAAATAATTAATACAACAGGCGAAACAAGAAAAGAAATTAAACCAATCGCAATGATATCAGCTATGATCGTTGCTAACATTTTTATGTTTAACCTTTCTAGAATATTTTTTCTTATTGCGAACAGGTGTTGCGGCATTAGATCTCCGCAACTCCTGCACACGTTTTACTTTATCGAGAAGAGAAGTTCGGGACAACATAGCCGCAAGCCTCGTGAAATTTTGTTACGTTAAAGTTTGGATTTTCTTTTGCACACAATTCTGAAAAGTCTAAAACCATTTTAGAAAAAACAGCGGGATGTGTTTTGTTTGCGTTGTAGTTAAGAATCTCCGCAATTGCTTCGAAGTGTTTGCGTGTCATTGTCATTTTGTTACTACCTTTCGTCCTTCACGATAGAATATGCGAGTGTACATTTTACCACTAGGGAGTGACATATTTACAGTTGAGTATTTATCTGCAAATCCCCAGTCGATAAATTCAAAGAAGTCATTCCATGCTTGGAATTCGTCTTCGTATTCTTTTGACCAATGTGGAGCATTTTCGTCATACGCTAAAGTAATTTTATGCATTTTCATTCCAATCTAATTCGATACAGGCACAAGGTTGAACAGTTATTGTAGCACCTGCCACTGACACAGTGGCAAGGCAATCACATACATCGCAAAGAAAGATTTCTGCAAGGTTACCCATTATGCACCTACCTTTACTGCAACTGTGCGGTAAGTAGTTCCGCCATATTGCTTGCTAATTTCTACGAGATAAGTCTCGCACCCGTCATACCATACAGCCTTTGGGTGTTGTTCTGCAGAGATAATTTCTCCACGAACTGATTGTGAAACATAGCGAGTTCCTACAAGTAGGTTTTCGATTGAATAAACATTTGCTGACATTGAGTCCGCCTTTCGTTGTTGAATATGGATATTATAGCGTAAGGCACTGACATAGTGTTAATCCGTCAATGGTTTGTCTCAATATGTGGAGCGTGGGCTATGTGATTAATATCACAAGAATTTTCAGGGTTTTCCACAGCTAACACGTAACCCTGTGGATAACCTCCCAACAATAGGGGCGTGTCAAGGCGACACGCCGTTAGGCTAGTGTGATTCGTGCCACATGTCACGCATGTCCGCTACGATCTCTCTCCACATCATGCGCCCTAGGTATAGGGCGGGAATAGCAAGAGCTAATTGTGCTAGGCTAGTTAGTAGGCGATTCATTATAGTGCTCCCTCTTGTAGTAGTGCAATCTCAAAATCTAGTAGTTCATCAGGTGTTGCCTTATCTAAGGACACCCACTCTACACCATCATTATCTATACGAGCAAATTCAATGTATCCCATTAGTTAAACATCTCTCCTATCATGTCTAGTTGTTCATCTGTTAAGTGGTCAATCTGTATAGCCTTAGAGAAACCGAAGACATCGCCGTCCTCGTCCTCTTCTACATCTACCTCTTCATCTAGATAGACATAAGCGTCTTTTACATCTTCTTGAATAGTATCCCATTTAGTCATCATTACATTTCCACCTTTCGCATGTGTGCTACTACATTCTTAGAAACCTTTTGTAATTCTGCAACAGCCTCTTTCATTTCATCTGCGCTAGACGCCTTGAAATCAACGCCTAGTAGTTGAGAGCCGTCCCATAGTGAGTAAGTGATAGTCATTTAAGTTCTTCTTTCGTTAGTTGGTTAATAAGATTAAGGTATCAGATAGGTCTGACAATTGCAAGCGACACGCCCTTATTTAGAGTGTGATTTAGAACACTCTGCCTTATGCACATAACATGCATACTGGCACTCATCGCAGATGCTATCTGCAAGGCGGGTACGGATAGAGTCATAGGACTCTAGGCTATTTCTATTTTCATGTATTGAGTTCATTTAGAACTCCTTTCTTTCGTTTATCTTATGTCTTAAGACTAGCAGATAGGACTGACAAGTCGCAACAGATAAAAGGGTCAATTCGGACATTATTTAAAAATAGTTAGTGAGATAGGTCACAATTCATTCATTATGGTCGCACTATTTAGACAAAACGGACATGCAGAATCTGTGTATGATACAAATTAAAAATATATTAACATTTTATGAAATCTGATATTGCAGTCAACCAGAATATATTACTGGTATAATTAGTTATTAACGGGGGCTAAATGTTTAATACTACAAATTTTGAAAAAATAAGCGATCATTCCTATATTTGGCGGGGATTTTTAGAAGATGATATTGTTGATGAGGCATTTAAAGAATCAGAGTTTTTATCTGAAAATTTATTAAGTGAAGTAAGGCCCTATGACAAGATCCAGCTACTTGGAGCACCAATGAATGAAAAAGTGGTGGCCAAGGTAAGTGACATTTTTAAAGATCTTAATTGGGAGATAAAATACTTTTTGCATTGGTATACTCCTGCACATACATGGTTTGGCATACATCGAGATAAAGAAGCTGACGATGAGACTCCTTTTGAGAAAGTGTGGTCTGGTGTAATATACCTAGCAGACATGGATGGTGGAATACTTTTTTATCCAGAAGAGAATTTGACGGTAAAGCCAGGAAAGGGAGACTTGATTATTCATCATGTCTCATGTCCTCATGGAGCTACACCTGTAATGGGTAATAATAAGAGAACTATCACTTTTACTTTATACGATCTAGATAAACCAGTTGAACCTACAAATACAACAGGTATGGGTAATACATGTATAGAAATATCCAGCACTGCTGCAATGAGATCTGAAGAAACTCATAACTATATCTTTACTTTGAATGATTGGCTAAACACTGACATTGGAAGATCTTGGAGAAAAGCTTTCAATATTAGAGATGAACAGCTAAAGTTAAACTAGTTGACTAAAATATTATACTGGTATAATTAAGCTAAGAGGTGTTAATATGGATTTTACGGGTTGGGAAAAAACAAACGAAGACGCATATGTGCTCAGAGGATTTTTCTCTGACGAGCTTTGCGATATAGCATTTGAGCATTCTAAGCAAGCGCAAGAAGCGGGTCAATTCCAAGAGAATTCAAATAACAAAGGAATCTTGCTTATTAGCGAGCCAATGCTTGAAGAGATCATTAAGCCAGTAGAAAAAATTTTTGAAGGAACAAAGTACTATGTAGATAAGTTTTTGCACTGGTACTCAATCCCTGGAAAGCCTTTTGGCATACATAGAGATGATGAAGCATATGATCCAAATCCACATGAGAAAGCATTTGGCGGAGTAATTTATTTATCTGATATGGATGGCGGAATATTGTATTATCCAGAATCTAATACATGGATGCAACCTCGTAAAGGCGATTTAGTTGTACAGTCATCTAAGGTTTTGCATGGAGCAGAACATGCTGCGGGAGATAATAAAAGAACTATAACATTTGTTGTATACGATCCTACAAAAGAATCTGTACACATGGATAGAGAATGGCATAGAGAATTTAGAGACGACACTATTAGAGAATCTAAAGAATGGTTAGATTCTGAGGTAGGACAGCGTTGGATTGAGCAGTGGTCCAGATGGGGAATTCTTCAAAAGAAACAGTACCTATGGGAGAAGGATATATTTTTAGCTCACTCATGTCTAACTGAAGAAGACCTAGAGTATTTTGATAAGCAGATTGCAGAAGGATCAACTGAAGTAGATTTAGCTGTAAGAGAAGCTATCTTGGTAAAAGTTGGCAGCTTATTTGATTTGAAATATAGCCTAAAAGGATTCTACGATATTCAAAAAGTATCTGATGGCAGTAATTCTGATATGCATGATGATAATCTAGTTGACCAAGATGGAGACATCATTATAAAATTATTTTTAAATGACAATTTTGAGGGTGGAGATGTATATTTCCCAGAGATCGATGTAAGCTGGAAACCAGTACGTGGATCTATAATGTGCTATCCAGCAAATTCGAAATTTGCCAACAGGGTAGAAACCGTAATTGGAAATGATCAAAATTTCTTGTACTCATACGGTGAATTAGTACCATTTGACTAAGTCTTGACTTTCGAAAATAATAAATGTTACACTTGCAACGGTTTCGGGGGGTTACACTAAGGAACTCAATATACCAAGCATTCTTGGGATTTGATTTCAGACTCTCCTCTACTTTCCAAAAAGTTTAAATTTGGGGGGTAGGGGGGGTTTGCTAAAAAATCTAATGCCCAAGTATCCACTATAGTATATAATATATATAAGATATAACTATGTCGAAAGGCGAAAAAATGAAACCACAGATTTTAACTAAAGACGTTCTGTTATTTAAGAATGCAATTGAAGATCCACAGAAGTGGATGGATATAATAAATGCATCTAAGAATGGCGATGAAGTTCTAAGTAACTGGGAGATATGGCCTCCATGGGGATTAGGATGTAAAGTCTTTGCACATACGGCGGAATTTGCAGAAGCTTCTGGAGATGGCAAATGGCTAATTGAACAATCGCTAGATAAGTTCTGGGATGCCTTGGCCCATTATAATACTGATACATTAAGTCAAGAGTATATAGATCTCTTGGGTCCAAATAGAGTAATTCCAATTAGCTGTAAAGAAGAAGCGAGTCTTGTTACTAATCCACAGAATTGGCACCATGCTGATGTTGCTGTATATGAGTCTATTGATACTCCCGCCGAACGTCCCTTGTCCATGGAATGGCATGTTGATCGCAGAGCGTGGTTTGGTGGACAAAAGCATATGCTAACTTTCAACCTATACCCTAACGACGACTACAAAGGTGGAGAAATCTCATTTATTGATATTGAGAATGCAGAAAAGAAAGTTGATGGAGAAGGTAGAGAGTATTATTTAGTCGACAAACCGATAACATATAAACCAGAAGCTGGAGATGCTCTGCTATTTAGAACAGATGTATTCCATTCTGTAGAACCCGTTGTTGGAAATAAGTTCTATGTACGTCAATTCCTTACAGCTCCATTTCCTCCAGAATTTTTTGAAGAAAGAAAGAAATTTGATAATGAGGAAGATTGGGTAGCTCATTTAGCTGCAATTGATAAAGAAGGCCTTAAAGGATTCCCGTTCCAAATGCTTCTTCATGACGAATTGTCCCAGGTACACTGGGAAAGCGTCGAAAGAAGAAAAGTCTGCATAATTAAAAAATGATGGTTCTTCTCGCCGACGCACTTTTCGCACTTTCACTGTATATAGGTCCTAGTCAACTATATTTATCTATAGTATAATATTCTTATGACATGTGATTTCTGCAATAAGCCAAAGTATGTTGAGCGTATTAACGCCAAAGGCATACTGGAAAACTTTTGCGTAGCATGCATCGAAAAACTAATAGCTGGAAACCGAATACGCTAATCCCAAGGGGATATAGCTTAATCTGGTTAAAGCACTTGTCTTATATACAATAGATTCTCGGTTCAAATCCGAGTATCCCTACAAAGGAGTCAAAATGATAAGAAGAAACTTAGCAGAAGGAATTATCTATGTTGAGGACTTTTTGTCAGCCGACGAAATTAAAGCACTTCAAGATTTCTGTAAGGATCCAGCAGAATGGGGATCGATTCCAAGTTGGGACTCAGAGTCCCTTTGGAAAAATAATACCAAGCATGTAGCTTCTAGTTCAGAGGCTACTATGGCTTTGTATAAAGTCAATCTTGCAATGGGAGAGTTAGTTAACTCTGAAACTTCTGTCCACCGACCAAACTACACTATCAATAGATTTACTCCAGAATCTAATCCTCCAATAGAGGGATCTACTTTTTGGGATGATGAAGAGTGGTCAATGTATCCACATTATGATTCTGACTACGGACCACTAGATGATGATTCAAGAATTACTCACGGAGCTCTTTTCTACATTAATGATGATTATGAGGGTGGCGAGTTAGTTTACACAGAAAAAGACATTACATTTAAACCAAAGGCAAATACTCTTATAGTTCATGGCGGAGCCAAGCAATTTACTCATGGTGTTAAAAGAGTTACATCTGGACATAGATATACTCTCTCTACTTTCGCATTCACTGCAGGAAGCATTTATGTCTAAACCAGCAATAGTTGAAAATTTTATTAGTACTGATGGATCTATATTTTTAACTAACTATTTTAGACAGATGGAACCAGATATTAGAAATCATATTGGATTCCACTGGGGTACAACTGATGAGTCTAGATTAAATCTTAGTCAACCAATAATTCATGCAAGTATGCACAAAGCAATTCGTGATATTCAGTCGTTAATGGAAGATCATTTTAATTTAAGCTTAAAGTTAAAAAGATGTTTAGTTCAAACCATATACTCTGGCGGAGAAGTTGGACATCACTGGGATGATTATTATGCAGAAGAAGAAGAAGGAAAAGCTCAAAATGTCTATAGCGCTATTCTTTATTTAAGCAATGATTATGAAGGCGGAGAAATTAATTTTTCTAAATTAGATATTGAACTAAAGCCAGATCCAGGAACTTTAGTATTTTTTCCAGGAATTGAAGAATTTGAGCATGGTGTGAATAAAGTTATTTCAGGGGAAAGAACTAATTTTATATTGTTCTTTAATAATATATGATCGATAAATCCGTATTGCATCAATTAACCAAAGAATTTAAGGATGCCAGATATAGAGAATGTAACTACTATATGGCAGACACTCTTCTTGCCACCACCGCCCTAGAATGGGTCGTAAAACGGCTTGAGGGCTATTTAGAGCAATGTTTGAACGTTTCTGAGGGTCAATGTAACATATGGTACTCAGGAAGTCATGAGCACTGTGAAAAGCTAATGTCCATATTGTACGATTTAACAGGAAATGAGAAATATAAGGCTAAATTATAGCCCTTCTTCTGCTTTCTTTTTATTTACTGCTTTGTGAGTATTGTCGCAATAAGGAAAGTCTGCAGAATCTCCACAAATACATTTCTTTTTGCAGAATGTAGTTTCTGGATATACTGTATTTACCCAGCTAATAATTTCTTCTCTATCTTTTATATGAGGATGTTTTTCTGGATTAAATAACTCATATGTTCCAGGTGCATGTTCTAACTCCATGCAGAAATTTGAGTAGGCATATCTTGTACCAGATGTAATTTTTCTTACTCCATGTTCCCATGGATGAGTTGCTCCGTGTATTGCAAGATCTCCTGGACGGACATCTATCTCTAGGCAATCTTCAAAGTCCCCAGGTCTTGTTTTTACAGTACCGTCTTTTTCAATGTTAGGATAAAATATTTGACCGTCTGTGTAGTCACCAAAATAAGTAACAAGTCCATGGCTTAATCTGCAGCATGTTGACCATCTATCTAGTTGAGTAAGATTATGTTCCATATTCATTCCTGGGCTGTCTGCATGCACAAACATTCCTTCATCTCCAGGTCTCATTACGTTTACAAATAGCTGTGGATGAATATAATGTTCTGGATATAGAGCGGCAGATATTCTGTCCCATATAGGCTTTAGCTCAATAATTAAAGGGCTAGTCTTATTTTTATACCAGTCAATTGCCTGGTCCTCAAACTTAAAAGCTTCCTGCTTATTTTCAAATCTTGCCTCATGCTCTTTCATAAGATTCATAACTAGCTGATTTTCTTCTTCTGTTATGAAGTTTCTCCATATCCAGATTTGATCAGCAACCTGCTCAAAGTTTTTATTATCAGTAAACATAATTTCCTTACTTTCTTCTTAGTCCAGGTATTTTAAATTTTTTAAAAAATGATTTAATTTTATTTTCTATGCCCATTTCCATTTTAGCAGCAGCACTTTCTTCCTTGTAGTGTTTTGTTTGAAAGTAGGGATTACTCATTTGTTGTGAAAAATGATCTCTTGGCATATGTCTATTATAGCAAAAATCCCAACCAGAGGCGGATCTGATTGGGATATGCTGCCATTAAAGGCAAAACATAAGGAGCAATAAATTGCTCAACTTATGTAATACTTAGTATAAGTGTAAGTTTATATTAAGTCAATAGTTATGCTGTAGGTAAAATTACGCCTTTGTGAACCAAAGAATCATATAGTCCTGCACACATTTGTCTGTATTGAGGCCCAACCTGAATTAAAAACTTTTCAAGCTCTACCAAATCTTGTTTAGTAGCAACTGCAGTTTGACGCTGCATAATATTTAATGATTCAACCATAATTTCTACTGCTTGTTCTTTAGTTACCATTTTCTTCTCCTGTTTCATTTGCTGTGTATGATGGGAGGGGTCCTAATAAATACCCCTTATCATGATATTCTACCATTTTACTAATATCTTCACTTCCAACTAACTTATTTCCTATTAGTGTTAGTAGGTCGTAAATTCTGTGCAACATGATGTAATTTACCATAGGCAAATTATCCTCTAAATTGTCGCTTTTATTCTCATCCATTATTTTCTACCGCCTTTACTATTTTGTCATATAAAGCAAGCCCAAGTGTTTTTGAATAGTCACACGTAGAGCAATATAAAAATATATTATCTTCATTATCCAAATTAGGATAAAGAAGGCCCTGATCTACTGGACATGCCATTTTAGATACAAGGCCTTCTTCTGATAATGCTATATATTTAGATACGTATTGTATCCTCATTTATCCTCTTCTAACTGTTAGGAAATGACTTGAGCCATTTCTGTGCTGGTTGGTTTAAACCCTTCCAAGCTGACCAATTGGTTCCGCCATCAGTCATATAGTACGTTATCTCTGCATTTATAGTTGGGTCGAATAATAGCACATTCGACTTTAAGTTAAATTTTTCTTTACGAACATCGCCGAGATTACCCAACATGTTGATCTGAAAAATTCCATAGGAACTGTCTCCAGTTTTCCTGTTGCCATTATATGCCATTGGTCGTCCGTGAGACTCCCTCATAGCAATGGCCCATGCCTTTTTAAGGGCACTACCTTCAAAACCTGCTGCCCAAAGAAGAGCTTTTAACTCTTTTCCGTCCAGCGCCTCGGAAGGCTTGTAAACAGTATTGCTGTACTTTTCTAAGGTTTCTTTCTTTAGTTGTACTTCTGTCTTTGGTTTTACTAACAAAGCGTTTGCTGGTACCACTGTATTGTTTGCAAATAGAAATAATGTTATCATTACTATTGCAGTCGTACTGTGAACAAAATCGCTAAGCTTTTGTTTTATATTCTCCATTGGCATTTCCTCCTTTAGAGATAACGAACTATAATAATAGCATTGATGTTTAAAGGGTGTCAAGCCAGTCAACTAGAAAGAGAATTATGAAAATATCATTTTTCACTCCAACTATTAACCTAAAAGGGTCTAATGGATACGGTTATGCTGGATTAAATATAGTTGAGTCCCTGCAGGCGCTGGGACACACAGTTCCATATGGTGATCCAAAATCTCCAGTACAGTTAAATTTTGCACAACCAGAGCATTTTAAAATGCATAGAAATCAATATCAAATTGGTTATACTCCATGGGAGTCAACAAAAATTCCAGATAGATGGACTGACATGTTAAATCATTGTGATGAAATTTGGACAACTTCAGACTGGTGTGCTAATGTTTTTGAAGATAATGGATTTAAAAATATAAAAGTTTATCCACATGGCATTAAAGAAATTTGGTCCCCTAAAAAAAGACAAGAGTCTGATGTAATTAAATTTTTGCATATAGGAGAGCCAGCCCCAAGAAAAGCTGGTCAAATGGTTGTAGATGCTTTTGCCCATTTGTATGGAAATAATCCCAAATACTCTTTAACTATAAAAGCTTATGGAAATAATACTACAAGAATTTATAATAACTTTTTAGACAAAGAAATAATTGGTTTGCCTCACCAAGTTTATAATAATATAAAGTTAATAACAAAAGACATACCTGAAGAAGATTTAGTAAAACTTTATCACGACCATGATGTATTAGTGTATCCTAGCTACGGAGAGGGTTTTGGATTTATTCCGCTCCAAGCTCTTGCAACTGGAATGCCAACTATATGCACTAATGACTGGGCTCATTACAAAAAATATCTTGGCCCACTTTCATTAAAATCAGATCTCATTGAATCACCCTGGCAATTCCCCCATGAAGGAATGGTTTACGAACCAAACTATCTACATCTACTTGAGCTTATGAGAGATGTTGCCCATAACTTTAAAGCATACTCTGGCTATTATTTTGCTCAATCAAAAAAAATACATGAAGAATATAACTGGTTGCAGTTGACTGATAAAGCTTTTTCAGATGTTGTAAAAAAGTTTCCTTAACCCTAGACCGCTAACAAAAAGTTTGATACACTTAGACTTCATTCAAAATTTAATTAACTGCTCAAGGCGGAGAAAAGGTGTCACTAAAAAATGTCAAAAACTATTGAAAACCCATACGAAAACTTTATTGCTTTATCAAGATATGCAAAGTGGGTTGAATCCGAAGGAAGAAGAGAAACTTGGGGAGAGACAGTAGATAGATATTTTGACTTTATGATTAATCACCTAAAAGATGATTATAATTACATTCCAGATACAAAACTTGTAGAAGAACTAAAGACAGCTGTTTTTAATAGAAATGTAATGCCATCTATGAGGTCAGTTATGACAGCAGGTGTGGCACTAGAAAGGGATAATGTTGCAGGATACAATTGTTCATTTATTCCAGTAGATTCTCCAAGATCATTTGATGAAACAATGTACATTTTAATGTGCGGAACTGGAGTAGGATTTTCTGTTGAATATAAGTATGTAAATAAGCTTCCATCCGTTCCAGAAACTTTGGAAAAGTCAGATACTGTTATTGTTGTAGAAGATTCAAAGCAAGGCTGGGCTAAAGCATATCGTGAGTTGCTCGCACTTTTATGGACTGGACATATTCCAGCATTAGATGTAAGCAAGGTAAGACCAGCTGGTGCTCGTTTAAAGACAATGGGTGGGAGAAGTTCTGGCCCACAGCCACTAGTAAACCTTTTTGATTTTACAATTGCCAAATTTAAAAATGCCACAGGCCGCCAACTAAAGCCAATTGAAGCCCATGACATTATGTGTAAAATTGGTGAGGTAGTTGTTGTTGGTGGAGTCCGTCGCTCAGCAATGATTTCTTTGTCAAACATTAATGACATTGAAATGGCTTCTGCAAAGTCTGGCAACTGGTGGGAAAACAATGCACAACGTGCACTTTCAAATAACTCCGTTGCTTATTCTCGTAAGCCACAAATGGAGCAGTTTATAACAGAATGGAAAAATTTATATGATTCAAAATCAGGAGAACGTGGTATTTACAATGTTGCTGCAGCTCAAGCGCAAGCTGGTAAATATGGTAGAAGAGATCCAGAAGTTCACTACGGAACAAATCCATGCTCAGAGATTATTCTTCGTCCCTATCAGTTTTGTAATCTTTCAGAAGTCGTATTACGTGAAAAAGATACAGTTGAAGAAGTCTCAAATAAAGTCCGACTTGCAACAATTCTTGGGACATGGCAATCAACGTTAACAGACTTTAAGTATTTGCGTAAAATTTGGAAAGATAATACAGAAGAAGAACGACTTCTTGGAGTTTCTCTGACAGGTCAGTTTGGACACAAGTTCTTTTCTGGCAAACAGGGCTTGGATAAATTAGAAACAACTTTGAATGGTCTTCGTGAATACGCAAGATCTATTAACTCGGAAGAGGCTGGAAAAATTGGGATTCCTGAGTCAGCAGCTATTACTTGTGTAAAGCCTTCTGGAACAGTATCTCAATTGGTCGGGGTATCTTCAGGAATGCATCCATGGCATTCACCGTATTACATTAGAACAGTTCGTGGCTCAAAAGGAGATCCAATTTCAACTTTCTTAAAAGAAGTTGGTATTCCAGTAGAAGATGATGTCATGAAGCCAAATGATACTTATGTGTTTTCATTTCCAGTAAAAGCACCAGAAGGCGCAATTGTTAGAAATGATTTAACAGCATTAGATCACTTAAATACTTGGTTAATTTATCAACGTGCATGGTGTGAACATAAGCCATCAATTACAGTTTCTGTAAAAGAAGAAGAGTGGATGGAAGTTGGAGCATGGGTGTACAAGCATTTTGATGAGGTGTCTGGAATTTCATTCCTTCCTCATTCAGATCACACATACAAGCAAGCACCTTATCAGGAAGTTACAAAAGAAGAGTATGATGCGTTGTTGGCAAAGATGCCAAAGAATATTCGATGGGAAGATTTATCTTTTTATGAAACCGAAGATGGCACATCTACAAATGCAACTCTAGCATGCAGCTCTGATGGTAATTGTGAACTAGTAGATATTTCTGCATAATGAGAATAGCCATAACTGGTGCAAGCGGTTTACTTGGTTCTAACCTAGCAAACTATTATTCTGATAGAGGGCACGACGTATTCATACTTGTAAAAGATGAGTTTTATTCTGTTTCTTTAAATGAAAACCTTAACAAGGTCTATGGCAATGTTTCTATAAAGTCAGACGTAGACTATTTTGTTCAAAAATCTATGCCAGACTACTTTATACATTTGGCTGCACAGACACAGGCATACGATTCTTTAAAATATCCTTACAACACGTTTTATATCAATTTTGTTGGAACTCTAAACGTACTTGAGTCCCTTAGAGAATATAAAAAATGTAGGTCTATTGTTGTTGCAAGCAGCGATAAGGCATATGGGGAGTTAGACGGCCTTGAATATTTAGAATCACACAGGCTAGATGGAGTATATCCTTATGATGCATCTAAATCCGCCACCGACCTTTTGTCAAGGTCTTACAGGAGAACATATGGTATGCCAGTAGTTTCTACCAGAGCATGCAATATGTACGGAGTTGGAGACAGTAATGCTCAAAGACTTATTCCTGGCATAATAAAGTCCTACATAGACGACTCAGTTTTTGAGGTAAGAAACGGCGGAAACGATATTCGTGAATACATACATGTTCAAGATGTAGTAG